TCAACCAATACTAAAAAAACAAGATTTGATTATCATTTTGATATAATGGAAATTTCTTTTACGGAGAATAAGTGATGGCGGCGACAGCTAAAATTACCATACGAGTTGAAGTAAGTGGATTAGGAAGTCAGGATATTGATTTATCTCATCATTTTACTAATAGTGTAAATCCTGAAGAAATTCTCCACCAATACGCTGTAATTGGTGCAACAGAAACAGACCTTAACTTGGGCGATATTGCTGTTACAGATTTATTGGGTGTCCTGCTTATAGCTAAAGGCACTGCTGATATTGATTATGTAGGAATAATGATTGATAAAACAGATATTGATTCTGTTCCTTCAACTGCCGCTGACAATATAACTCTTAATGCAGGAGAATCTATTTATTTGAGTTTTAATGGGTCAGACCAGGGGTTGAAGTCAACGGGAAATATCAGAGTAAAAGGTGCAGCAGCTACCACCGCAATAGAATATTTTTGTTTTGCTAAGAATACCTAATGACTAAAAAAGAAATTCATATTGCTTTATTGAAAATTGTAGAAATTATTAGTCCAAAGTCTAGCTTGAATAAAAATAATTCAATCAAGGATTTTTTGTCATATACCGAGACTGCTGTTGTTTATTTGAAATTAGATAGTGAGGCTCTGCAAAGAGAAAAGAATATTTTGAAAAAACAATTAAAGGAAAAATAGATGCCAATTTATGGATATCAGTGTGAGTGTGGAAATTATTTTGATGATTTTTGCAGAATCAAAGACCGGAAGGCTGAATTAAAATGTCCTCATTGTGGTGAAATGGCACAGCGAGATTGGACTAATAATTCACCACAGAAAGATAATGTAAGATATTCCTGGTCAATGGCAGTTAATCCAGACCAGATACAGGCGGCTATGAAGGCTTACCCTGGAAGTAAGTATCTTTCAAATGGGCAGCTTGTTGTTAAAAATAGAAGAGAAAAATTAACTCGTATGAAACAAAGAGGGTTGGTAGAGCTTGACAATTAAGGAGACAGAAATGAATGAAAAATGTGATTTAAATGTTCGTGAATTTTTCTTTCAAGTACATCCTGAAGAGTGTAAAGAAAAAGTAAAAACTATGATTGATGATTTCCTGCGATTATCATTACAGCAACATCCAAAAGTAGATATTTATGATTATCCTACTGGAGCAGGGTTTGTTCAACAGTTAGAGTATGGTTTTGGTACAGCTTTTCGTGGTTTTGATTTGAAAAAAATAAGAACTGACGAACAGTTATTTGAATTGGTTAAGAAGAAAATATTAGATTCTTTTGTAAATATTAAAAATCTAATAGATTCTGATTTTATAAGTATAAATAGTATGGGTATTGATGATATAAAATCTTTAAATGGGGAGACAAATTGTGGAACTTTTTAATCATGTGTTTGTAGATGGGACTTCATTGATAGTGCTTGATAAGAAACTTGGCATTGCTGAGAAGGAGGTTTTGACAATTCAATTTAATTTTATGCGGGGTGGTCAAAGGAAATCTATCGAAGCTGCTCTGTATGATATGGATAGGCAGAAAGATTTAGGTGTTATTTTATACAAGGCTCTGCAAGAAAGATATGGAACTGTAGAGACCTTATCAGATACAACTTCTGTGGTTAAAAAATATAACGTAAAAACCTGTGCTGAATGTGGGAAGGAATTTACACCTACCTCACCAGCAATGAAAAAATGTTTGAATTGCAAGGGAGACAAATAATATGGCAGATGAAATTGAAAAACAGGATACCCAAGAGACTGTTGAGCCGGATACTGAAGAACAGGTTGTTGCTCAAAATGAAGAGGATGAAAATGGAGTTCCTTCTGCTCTTACAAAAATATTAAATAAGTTACGAGGTAAGAAGGAAACTTCTGAGGATAGTGAAGAAAGTAAAGATACTGAATCTGAGGATTCAGCTGAAAAAGAAAGTGATAGTGATTTTGAAAAAAATCAAAATACTGAAGATTCTGAGGAATCTGAAGAAAAAGAGGCAGAGAAAACTTCCGAGTCTGAGGACGAAAAGGAAGAGATTGACTCTCGCTTAGTGGCGGCGGGAAGAAGGCGTGGTTGGAGCAATGAGAAGATTGTTTCTATTGCCGAAAACGCTCCAGGAGTATTGGAAGATTTAGCTGATTTGATGGATACTTTAGACAAAGAAAATGCTCCTAAACAGGATGTTCAGGTAGAAGAGAACCCTAAGCCACAAGTTACAAAAATAGATAAGTTTGAGTTAAATGAAAAAGCTATCAGTGAGTTGAAAGAAAAATATGGCAATGAAGCTGTCGAAGGAATGATTGATAATCTTATTCGACCCCTTGCCGGAGTGTTAAATGATACCACTGAACAGATTAATTCCCTGCGGGGAACTCTTAAAGAAAAAGAAGAGACTCAAACTCGTGATGAGCAAATATCTGTTTTTGAAAACGTAAATGGGGTTTTTGATGATATGTCAGAAGATTTTCCTGAACTTGGTAAATATTCTGATATTACTATGAAAGGTGAGCTTGATAAAAATTCAAAGGCTTATCAAGTTCGTTCACAACTGTATGATGTTATGATGATGTTTCACAACAATGGACACTCTTTATCTGATTCTATCGATAGTGCTTTTCGATGGTATAAGGGTGAGGGTGCTGAAAAGGCTATACAGAAGAAGGTTGTAAAAGACCTTGCTTCTCGTAAGAAAAAGTTTTCTCCTAAACCTTCTAATAAGAAACTCCAAAAGACTTATAAGACACCGGAGGATGAAGGAGTGGCTATTATTGACGAGGCTAAGAAGAAGGCTGGTATTACATAATCTTTTCACAAGGATGTTAAAGATAAAAAAGGAGTTAAATCGTGGAAATTTCAATAGAACAATCTATAGATGTAGGTATGGCTACACTGTCTGCTCATAAGAAAGATGCTTTGCAGCTTACTTTCAATGAGTCCTGCTATACTCCAATAAATATGTTGTTTGGTGAGAAGAAGGAAATTCTTGGTGGTGGTGATAATGTTAAGGGTTGGATTACTCTCGGCGATACCGGCAATGCACGTCATATCTCGCTGTGGGAAGAGGATACCGAAAACGTAGTCAACACTGACCACGAAATTAAGGTTGATTGGACTCATGCCTCAACTAATATGTCTTATAATCGTATTGAGTTGGGGATGAATATGGACGATAGCCTTAGAACTTATCGTTATTTGAATGGTAAAAGACAGAATATGTTTAGAGAGTTTTCAGAACTCTTGCAGACTGCTATCTTTTTGTCTCCTACCAGTGCAACCGATAAGAAAAATCCTCATGGATTGACTTCGTGGCTGTCCCAGGGCACTGATGATTCCACTGGTGATTTTACAGGTACATTGGGTCGTTATAATGATGGTAGTGGTTCTACTTATCCTGTAGGTGGAATTAGTGGTTCGACTTACAGTCGATGGGCAAGTTACTATGCTGACCATAATGGCAATCTTGGTGATAATCTTTTAGTTCTGCTTGATAGAGCTACCCGCAGGACTAATTTTATCCCAATGATTGTTCCTGAAAAGATTGGTGAGGCTGCATCTTTTGGTAACTTCCGTTATCTCACAAACGACAATGTAATTGGTAATCTTAATCAGTTACTTCTCAAGAGTGATGATAAGGTTGGAGTAGATTTGGGCAAGTATCACGGTCTGACAGTTTATAAGGGTATTCCATTTGTGTATGTTCAGCAGCTTGATACTGCTAATCAGTATGCTTATGGTGCTGATCCGCTGTGGGGTGTGAATTTTGACCATTACAAAACTCATGTTTTGGCTGCAAATAATTTTGTTATCGGTAAGCCCTATCCGAGAGACCAGCAGCACAATGTGTTGAAGGTTACTGTTGATTTGAGTTATTGCTTCTTCTGTGATAATCGTCAAAAATTAGGCTTTCTTATTAACGAGTATGAAGGTTCTTAAGTTTTATCGTGAGCATACGAGAAAGGATTTTCTCAAAGCTCTAAAGGAGTCGCTTGGGGATACGCTAACGGGCGACTCCACGAATATTATTAAGCGGATTGAAAGGATTTAAAATGCCTGCTATGACACCTTTTGGAACAAATACTAATGCAAGGAAGAAAAGAGTTTATTACACTGAAGAAAGTGACATCTATGAAGGGATGCCAGTATGTTATGAATTTGATGCTACTGCCAATGTTCTTAACTATGACAAAGAGGCCGGTGGTGATGCACCAAGTCAATCTTCGCCGAGTACAACTGCTGAAGGTTATCAGAATGAAGGGAAGTTTCTTCGAGTAGAAGACCCTGATAGTGATAACATTCATGCTTTTGCTGGTGTTGTTGCTGGAACAAGTCATTCTAATACGGCTGGCCCACGTTGGTTGGATATTTATATTCCCAACGGAGCGGTTGTTCCGGTAAGAACAGATGCAAGTACAACTGTTGATGTTACCGTTCTTGGCATTGCCAGCGGCTCAACTTTATGTGCATCTGGGGGTCGTCCTGTGGCCCTTGCTTGTGAAACCGTTAACCGTTCAAACATAAATGGTATTACACTTGCTAAGTTAGACCCCAACATGTTTGGACTTTATCAGAACGGTGTTGGCAGTGGTCAGACATTTAACGGTTTGACGGGTGCTGTTGCAAACACATTGAAAAATGTATTTGCTAATACTTCTGGTTCAACTTGTAACTTGCTGGTTCACACCACAGTGAATGGAGAGCTTGCTGCTTCTCATAATGAGTGGTCTGTGTTGGGCTATCTTGCTGTGAGTGGTTCTATTACTGCTGCTGGATATAGTAGAGCAGTGTTGGCTCAGACAGTAATGAGTGGGACTATCAATCATGGTGGTGCAGTAGCTTGTGGTCTCCATGCCCAAATTACCGGAACTGTTACAAATACACTGGCACAGCGTTGTGCTGCCGCTATCTTTGAATATGGCCTTAGTGAAAACCCCAATACAGGTGATGCGGATGTTATCTTCCTCTACGCCAATGGTGCAGAGGATGTTGATAGCTACGTTCATATGTGGGGGGACGGTGAGAGGGCCAGTGTTATCTGGAAGTTTAGTGGTTGTGGTGGTTTGTCAACATCTGCACTCATCAAGTTAATGGGTACTGGTGGTATGTGGACTAACACAGGTAGTTGGATGCAGATACCAATCGACATAAACGGTACTACATACTACATTCCGGCTGGTGCTGCGTTGTCAGAAGCATAAGATGTTTTTATGGATAGGGCCATTGTGGCCCTATCCCTTTTTATTCTTTAAGGAGACAGTTTATGAAGAAGTACAGATTAGACCTAAGTGAGTATAAAGTTACTCTCAAAGTCAATGTTCGTAACAAGGAAACCAATACTGTTGAGTTAAAAGAAGAGGCACAAGTTTATCCTCTTAAAAATAACTTATCTCAGTGGTTGAGGATTCCTGGAATCTGGAAAGACGGTGTGGAGATTTGTGATGCTGTTGATTTAGCAAAGCAAATTAAAAACTGTACTAAAGATTCTTTAGAAATAAATGAAGAGGAATTGAAACTTCTTCATAGGACGTTAAATAAGTTAATTGAGCAGAAAGAAGATTTAACCAAAGGCATTATGCCTTTGGGTGGTGAGGTACACGAAGAGGCTATTCGTAGAGTATTTCGTTGTTATGAAGAAATAAAATAGACAGAAATGGATTAACTGTCTCCTGTGGAGTGGGAGAGGGAAGGGAAACCAACCGCCCACTCCATTTTTAAGGAAAAACGATGTCAAGTTTGAAACTCACATTCGAGAATGTTTATGATGAGGTTGGGGTATTCTTAGGAATAGGCACAAGTCCCGATACTGCTGAACTTGTTAAGATTAAGAACATAACTTATAGAGGTTATAGGAATTTTCTTTTCCCAGCAGGACATCTTTGGAGTTTTCTAAAGCAAGAAGCTACAATTACTACCTCAGCCGGTGCTTGGGTTTATGAACTTCCTGCTGATTATGGATTTCTTGTGCGAAAATTTGAGTTTGGTGCTGATGACAGTTATCCAGTTTTAAGGTCGAGAAGTGTTGCTCAAATTATGTCTATGAGAAATATGAGTGATTCAAATTCTTGTCCAAAATATTATGCTGAACGTGCTGGAAATTATCAACCGGAATCGGGCCAACGATATGAGGTTATACTCCATAGTCCACCTAACGGAGTTTATACTTTTAATTATTCTTACTGTATTGAGCCTGCAAAGCCTGTAAATGATGCTGACTACTTTGTGGGTGGAATGTTAGCTTCCGAGTGTATTCTTGAAAGTGCTTTGGCTGTTGCTGAAACACAAGAAGATGAAACAATAGGTATTCATAGTCAATTAGCTGCTGAGGCAATAACTAAATTAGTTGCGTGGGACATTAAACATAGCCCCGCATCTGTAGGTTTTAATTATGATACAGGATTATTAAGGTCTGTATCCTGGAGAGAGTGGTATATTCCTGAAAAACTGAGCACGGGAGTTTATGGTGTTGAGTAGAAAATGTTGTTTTATTTAAATCAAAAATTTTAGGAGAATAAGATGAGTGTTGCAAATTGGGGAACTAATGAGGTAAGATGGCTTGACCTTTACAAAAAGACTATTACTGAAAGTTATACAGTGATTGTTGGTGCTGACCATTACAGAGATTCTATTATTATTTGTGATGATTGTGCTGCCGATGCTACAATTACTCTGCCTGATGGTATATATATCGGTCAGAGAGTAGTCATTTTAGTTAAGTCGGATGTAAATAATAAAACTGTTACTGTTACTCCTGATAATGGTACTGGTAGTTCTTTAACTGCGGAGAATGATTTTGTTGAAGAATTATGGTCAGGTGAAAATTGGATTAGGATAGCAAGCACAGAAACGTAAAATGAAATAAATTTCCTGAATTTATGGGAGAAATTTAGATGTCTGATTTAGCAAATTCTAATCTGATTATGGGTAGCACTCTATTTGGGACACAATTATTGACTATTGCAAATAATGTAGCTACTGGAACAACTCAGGCTTGTAAGAGTGTATTGGTATTAACTGATGGTTCTGATGTTAATATGGCTGTGCAATCTTCTGGTGCTGCCGATGTTAATGATTTTCTATTGCCTGAAAAACAAGCCATACCAATACCTGTTGATGATGTAAGTAAGTTGACGTTTTATGGTGCTACTGACGGCAAAAAGATTTATATTTTATGGCGAGGTTAATTGTGATATGCTTCTTTCTGATGGTGTTATAGCTCAATATAGATTTAATGAAAGTTCAGGTATAAATGCTCCTGATAATTCTGGTCAGGGCAATGACGGAACACTTGTCAATATGGGAGATACCAACTGGAAGGCTGGGGTGATTGGAAATTGTATCAGTCTGGATGGTACTGACGAGTATGTAAACATCGCAAGTGGTATTTACCCAACGTTACAGGCTTTGTCTACCGGTAGTATTTCTTTTTGGTTCAATTCCCACAATACGGGTAATAATAATACCATATTTGCTGTCAATGATAGCGATGATGCTGCCAGTTACGTTTGGCTGTTCAAATACGGGGTTTCTGATGCGATAGTAATTTGGGTTCAGGAAAACGGTGGATGGCAATTCCGCTGGGAGTCGACGGCGACATTTGCCAACGACCAGATTTGGCATCATCTTGTTTACTCTGTTGGCCCAGGTGGTAATGCTATCTACATTGACGGTGAGCTTGCTGCTGGCAATTATATAGTAGGGGACGCTACAAGTCAGATATTTTTTGCTGATATACCCAACATCGATTTTGCAGCTATCGGTGCGTATAAGTCTGGTGGGGGCGTAGCTAATTACTGGATTGGTCTGATTGATAATGTGATAATATATAATCGGGCAATTTCTCTTGAAGATGTAAAAGCTCTTTATAGTAATGGGGAAGGACGTGAAATATTGTTACGCAATAAGTCCTTCTTTCATAATGCTAATATGACAAATTATTGGGGATTTTAAGGAGTAATTAAAATTAGTAACGTGAATTTTGAACTTCCGATGCGAGGAATTAGCATGTCCATGCCTGGAGATAAACAACCATCTTTGACTTCTGGACACATAAATAATGTGCGTCCACGTGATACCCTTGAGAAACGGATAAGAATAGGACAACGACCTGGGTTGGGCAAATGGAGTACAGACCAAGTTGGTGGAGCTGATAATCCAGTTGTGGCTGTTTGTCAGGTGACTTCAATTTCCTAATGAAACGATTAGAATTATTAAATAGACGTTTTGGCAGACTAAAAGTAATTTATAATTATATGATAACGAGCGTCAGCTAATGTCTACATTATACGAATCATATTCAACTTCTGAAGACCCCTGGAATGTTTTAATAATTACTAACCCAAGGGGAGACCCCAATGATTATGCAGCACAGACATTTACTCCTTCTATAAGACATGCAATTACGTCTGTTAAATTGCGTATTTCTAAAGGAAATTATACTGATGCTGATTCTGATATTTATATAGGCATTAAAGCTACCGATGTTGATGGCAAACCAACAGGTGATGATTTATGTAGTGGTATTATAAATACTGATGATGTTCCAAGAAATCGACCAAGCGGCATTGCTAATTATATTGAATGTACTTTTAGTCCTGGATATACTTTAGAAATAGGCACTGTTTACGCAATAGTTTTGCGTTATCCTGTACCTCCTGATACAGATAATGTTAGTATACATTGGGGGGGCGGTAGTGGAGACTTATACGCAGCTGGAAAGGCTTGGACAACCAGAAATGCTGGAGTGAGTTGGACTGATATAAATACAGATGGTAATTTTGGAGAATACGGTATTCCTGTTGAATTTCCTGGTCAAGGAGATGCCTTTATAGGTGCTTATGTAAAAAGGTTGGTTGTTGCTTCTAATAATAAAATTTGGTATGAGAATAATTAATGGCTGTAGATTTAACAGAACAATTTGCTAAGAAAAAATTAGTTGTGGCAGGAAGTAGTGCTATATATTATGAGGATATTGATGTGGCTGATGGAGATATGACAGAACTGGATACCAGTGGATACACTGTTGATACTACTAAACAACTGGTAATGTTTGAGGGATTTCAGAAAGTATTTGTTGTTAATGGTTCTAAACTTGGAGTAGCAGATTTTGTAAATACTAAATTGACTGTAACTGCTTTGACAACTGCCCCAACAAGAGGCTCTATTGTTACACAAGCTACTTCTACTGCTACAATGATAGTTGATTTTGTTAATACGGCAAAGACTGAAATTTATGGCTATGTAACAAGTGGAACTTTTGTTACTACTGGTGGTTATACATTATCTGGTGGTGGTATGTCCCCTGCCCCCGTGCCATCGGCAGTAACCAGTAATCCACATTGGTATCAATGGACGGTTTATCCAGGAGGTTCAGCGGGAACAATGCCTGCTGAAGCATATCTTGGTTGTCTTTATCGAGGTCGTTGTGTATTAAGCGGCAATAGTAATTATCCCCATCAATGGTATATGTCAAGACAGGCAGACCCCTTTGATTGGAATTATACTGCTAATGATGCTCAAGCTCCTGTGGCCGGTGGAAATTCGGATGCAGGGGAAATAGGAGATATAGTTAAAGCAATGATTCCTTATAAGGATGATTATCTTCTCTTTGGGTGTGCAAGCTCTCTTTGGGTATTAAGAGGAGACCCCTGTGCTGGTGGTTCTCTCGATGAAGTAAGTTTAACTACTGGAATGTTTGGAGCAATGAGTTGGTGTTGGGATGATAAAGACAATCTTTACTTTTTGGGAAGCGATGGTATTTATGTAATCCCCCCTGGATTTGGCTCACCTCAAAATATAAGTATTGGAACATTACCAAAACTTCTTGATGACTGGAATTTAGACCCATCACTTCATAGAGTTACAATGGCATTTGACCCACATAGAAATGGGATATTAATTTGCAAAACAACTCTTGCAGATGGCACTAATTTAAATTATTGGTATGATTTAACTACTCAAGGATTTTTCCCCGAAAGTTATCCTACAGCTTGTGGTGTTTATTCTGCGATGTTTTATAATTCAAACGATGATGCTTATAGGGGATTGATTTTAGGTTGTAAAGATGGTTATATTAGAAGTTTTTATAATGCAGAAAAAAATGACGTGGGAGATGCAGATGTAGTAATAGATAGTTATGCAACACTTCCAATACGAGAGTTTAACCCCGATGGAGATAAGGAAGTTAAGTTAAATTCTTTAACAGTTACACTCGCTGGTGGTGCTGAAGGGGGGTCTTTTGGTGATACAGACGAAGTAACTTGTTCAATATATTCAGGGGCAGACGCAGAGACAGTTCTTGAAGATATAAAAGATGGAGAGACTGGACAAATAACAAAAACCTGGGAAACAGTTGATACTGTAAATCCTACGGGGAGACAAAATAGAATAAGAGAAAAAATTCGTGGACGATATATAGGAATTAAATTTTCCAACGATGGTTCTGATGAGACATGGGCTATTGAAAAAGTCTGTGGAGAAATAAAACAAGCGGGAAGAGCAAAATAAAAGATTGTAGGAATTATTATGGCACAACCGAATTATGATGTCTTAATCGGGCAGATGGAAAAGGCTGCTGAATCTGCAAGGGCTGCTAATGAAAAACGATATGAGCAAGCCATGTCTTTATATGAGGGAATTGTTCAGCGTTATCAACCTGGCGGAACATTTGAAGCTGCTCACGAACAATTACTTCAAACTCAGAAGAAACGAGATGTAGCTGGTGGTCAGCAAGCATTAGTAAGTTCTGGATTATTTGGAACTACCCGTGCTTCTGGACTTGGTAGAGCTTGGGAAGAGCAAGTAGGTGGGCCTTCAAGATTGCAACGTAGCGATATTCTTGCACAGAGATTGACTCAGGCTGAAATAGGTAAGGCAGGTCTTGTTGAAAGACGTGAGGATGTCGGGCCTTCTTACTCAGATATTTTTAATATGGCTCAAGCAGCAGGTGCAACTGGTGGCAAAACAACTTCTTTTACAACAGCACCACATAAAACTCTGCACCAAGAAGCATTAGAGCGGGATGCAAGAGCATCAGCAGAAAGACAAGCATCATCGGCAGAAAGAATAGCAGAATTACAGGCTGAGGCAGCAAAACGACAACCAACAGTAGCAAGAGAGGCCACACCTACACAAGAGGGTGGAACAACACAGTCGGGAGGAACAACAGATAAAGGTGGGGTTTCTCAATGGATTGCCCCCTCTCAAGGCCCACGACCAGGATTTTCTCCAAGTTATGTTAGAGGCAAGCTTATTGGATGGGTGAAACGTGGAGGTGTTGCACCATCAGGCAAGACTCAAATAGCAACTACTTCGGAATATGCAAAAATTCAAGAAGAAATGAGAAAAAAATATCCAGGTAGAGGGTACTAATGTCTCTTTTATCAATTTCATTACGAGATGGGGATTGGGTAAAGGTTCGTCAGATACTTCAACATATCTCTCATCTACAACTTGGTATTGATTCTACACCAACATTTGCTGGATTTACACTTTCTAAAACTTGCGAAGTTGCTGCCGGATTAAATATTTTACGAGTTACTGGTCTACAGGTAGATGGAACTGCTATGACCGGTACTCTGCGTGGTGCTTATGTTGATATAAGCAACGGCAGCACAGCGGCGACTGGCACGATAAGAGCAATGGAGCTAAAAGCTCGTACTGAAGCTCCTGGAGATATTGGTAGTGATGTAAATGTTCTTGAAGGATTATCAATCAGTGCTGACTCCAAAGACCACAGCGTTACTACGATGCGAGCAGCGGAGTTTATCCTTGATGGCTCAACTGGTGGCACAATCACCGAAGCAGTTGGATTAAGAATAGCAAACAATTTACAAGCGAATAAAGCTACAACTTCTTATGGCTTACAGATTTATCGAGATAGTTTTGATTATACAGCAGATATACAACTCTCAGGTGGTGGAACAATAGGTGGTTTATCTGGAGTTATGCAACTCTCATCTGCTGGTTTGTTGGAAATTGCTGATATAACTGCAACTGGAACAGGAACATTTGCTAATGTAGTTGTCGAAAATACAAGTCTCCCTGCTGGAAATTCAAGAGCTATAAAAGTAAATCATCGTAAGGCTGCGGCAGGAGGTGTTTTATATGGAATTGATGTTGATGTAAGACATGATGTTTCAGGAAGTTCAAGTAGAGTAGTTGCCTTAAATCTTAACGCACAGATTTCTGATGGAACATTTGCGGATAGCCAAAGAATTTTGGATTTTTATGGCACTATAAGTGGAGGTTCATTTACTGGTATTCGAGGGATGCAAAATGCTATTTATGTTTCTGGTTCACCAACTTTTAGTGCTGATTTAGTTGGTGCATGGAATTCTATCACGGTGGCAGCTACTGTAGATATAGGCGGGGATATAATAGGACAAGAATTTACTATATCTGATTATGGAGCTACAGTTACCGGAGATGTGTATGTTTTAAAATTTGCTGGTACTGGTGTTGATTATGGAATATGGGACAGTTCTGGTGGTGATTGGGTTTTAGATGCTGATAATCAAAAACTTTTATTTGGTGCTGGTCAAAACTCCTCTATATATTATGATAGCACTGATTTAATTATTAAAAGTGATGAATTAGATACAGGTTCTTGTATAATTAATGGCCTTACCATAGATAAAGATGCAAACTTAACAACAACTGGTACAGCAAAAACAGGAAATTTAGGGGTAGGAACAGACCCAAATGTATTATATAATACTTATAGTCGTAATCTTTCACCAACTGCAAATAAAGTATCCATAAAGGGAGTTCAATATTTAACTGGAAATACAGGGAAGGTAACTGGTGGGCAGTTTAATGCTTACTCAATTGCAAATGCAGAAAGTGACGCAGTCATACTGGGACTTGTTGCTACTGGACAAACATATTCAGGGAATACCCAAGACCATACAGGAGATATAGAGGGAATTTGGGGTTATGGATTGCATTGTGGAACAGGAACTGTAGCTAATGTTAGGGGATTGCACTTTTCAGCTTATAATTATTCAACGGGAACAATCACAGACGCAAGGGCAATGGACTTGCAGGTAATTAACAGTAATGCAGGTGGGACAATAGATAATGGATATGCCACTTATATCAGAACACCTCTTGCAACTGGAACAATCACAAATAATTATGGCATCTATCTTGAAAACCAAACAGGAGCAGTAGAAGATAATTATGCCATTTATTCAGAAGGTGGAATGTCATATCACGCAGGAAATTTTGGTATAGGCAAAATTCCCACCGTAGCTTTAGATGTAACAGGTGCAATGAAAGTATCTGCAAATGCAGATATAACTGGAATAACAACTCTTGGCGATGGTGGAACTACAAATTATGCTCAATTTTCTGCTGCCGGTGATTTAACTTTTGCTGGTAGTGCTGGGTTTTACCCTGCACGATTAAGCACTGTGGTAGGTTCTGAGCCTACACCGGATACAGGTGAATTAATAATGTGGCATGATTCAACTAACAATAAAGTATATTTAAAATATAATGATACAGTTGAAGGTAGTAAAAAGGTGGAGTTAATATAATGGCAGAAGAAGAAAATAGATTTCTTGAAATCTCAACACGATTAGATATTCTTAGGGACAAGAATGATAAATATCATGGGGCAGTGGATAAAATCTTTGAAGATGGAGATTTGCCTGTGGAATTAAAAAGTGCTTTTGGGACACAGGTTCAAAAAGTGTTTCGTTGTATGGTAGAAGCAGAGTCAGTAATTAAAGAACATTATGAGCCGGAGATATAAATATGGCTATTAGGATTGAACATGGAGAACCTTCAACTTATGCTGAATTAGGACGTTTGGTTGGGGAAGGTCAAAGAGAAGAAAGAGAAATTGCAAGAGCCGAGCAAAGAATATCTGAAGCAAGGCAACTGAAGTTTCGTCAAGAGAGCCAACAATTACAGGCTGACCTTGCTGAACAAAATGCTCAACGACAAATAGCTTTTCAATTTGAAAGACTTAGTAGAGTTCAGGAACATGACCTTGAAATGTTTCTTCAGAGAAATCAAATTCTGCAAATGAACCAACTTCAAAAAGAAATCAAGGCAGAGAACGAACGTGATACTAAGCTTAGAGTTATAGATGAAACTGATACTTTATCCACAGAACAAAAAGCAACAGCAAGACTTCAGGTTTTAACCGGTGTAAGATTGCCCGCTAAACAGGAAACCTTATATGATAAATATCTTAGGGGTGAATTGGGTAATATAGTTTCTAATGGGGTTGCTGAAGGAACTGTTACAGAACCACTTAAAGAACCATTTAAAGAACCATTTAAATATAAAGCTCCTGAAGGGCCAACACTTACAGACCTTTATGCTTCTGAACGTGGAATAAAAAGAGAAAAACCTGTTCAAACAAAATCTACGCCGGAAATACCTGAGCCTAAAACTGAAGCAGAAATAGCTAAATTACCAAAGGGTACAGTTTTTCGTGCCCCTGACGGTACACTTAAATACAGGTAACAATTATGGCTGATTGGTGGAATAAATACCAAACAGTAGAAACTCCAAAAGAGAATTGGTGGGATAAATACCAGTCCGCAGAAGATGTATCTTTTACTCCTGGTGAATCTCTTAAAGAAATTGGCAAGGCTGCTCTTCGTATGCCTCAACACATGCTTGCCGGTGTAGGTAAGGTGATTAATTATCTGGCTGAATATGACCCTGCTAAATCCTGGCTTCCTCCTGAGAGATTAATAGGAAAGGCTATGGATTATATTCAACCTGAATGGCACAGGAAATTAGAAGATAGTCAAAGAAAAATGATTAGCAATCAAGGAACAAAGATTGCTGACTTCTGGACTGAGGCCGCCAATACTGGAATGGAAGCCCCAAGTAAAAAACTTGGAATGACTAAGTGGTACGAAGCTCCTGTTACTAAGGCCCTTACTTCTGCAATAGAAGGGTCAGGTTCTTTTCTCTCTGCTATTGCTGCCGGTGTTATTACTAAGAATCCCCATATTGGACTTGTTTTATTGGGAGCAATGTCAGGAGCACAAACACATTATGGACTGCGAAAAAGAAATGTAGACCAGGAAATAGCTCAAAATATAGGGTTGCTTGCCGGTGCGTGGGAGGCAGGAACGGAATTAGTTCCCTTTAATCTCATCTTTAATAAACCAGCACAAAGTTTGTTAAAGAAATTTTTGACTGTTGGTTCAGTTGAATCATTACAGGAATTTATACAGGGAATGGGAGAAAATTGGCTGAATAATTTTGGTTACAAGGTTAAAAAAGGAGATTGGAGTTCTGTTCCTAAAGCTGCCAGAATAGAGTGGTCAGAATTAATGAACGGTTGGTTTGAGAATATTACCGCAGGATTTTTACTTGCTGGAACTGCCGGTGCTGCGATAGGAGTAACAAGACCATCTGGAAAAGCTCCGACAGTTTCGGTTGAACCTACAGTTCCAGCAGCCCCCGCAGAAGCCATAGTTCCTGCTGAAGAAAATATTACTGCACCTGAGTTGGATGAAGCTAAGAGAAAAGAAGATGTAATGGCAAACAATCCTGATTTTACTCCTGAAGAAATTGATGCTGTTTTTCAGGCAGAATCAGATGAACAACTCAAAAATGAAATTGGACTATTATTAGAGGGGGTTGAAAGATTTACTGCTCCTGCTGTAGCCGAACGTAAAGAAGCAATACGAAAAGAAAGAGGTAAAAGATTTGGTGCTGCAAGGGAAATAACAAGAACTGGTGGTGAAAGAGAATTACTCTTTATAGCAGAACGTGAACTAAAAGGCCCAATGGAGAAGGCTGTTGAATTTACTCCACTAAAAGAACTTGGAAAATTTACACCATATAAAGAGGCCAGAGCAAGAATACTTATAAGAACTGACCCATCTCTTTTAAATGCAGAATCTATAAGGGCTGAAGTTGCTTTTAATAAATTTTATGAAGATGGCATAGTTCCACAAGATGCTGAGATAAAACTTCTGGAAAGAACGTTGGGTTCAAGAGTAGCTGAAGGTTTAATAAAACTAAAAGGAAAAAATCGTGCAACTATAAGTCGTTTAATGGACTATCTCAATGCTCCAAGAACCTTAAAAGCCTCGATGGATTTATCTTTTATTGGTAGACAGGGTTGGATATTAGGTATTATGCACCCTAAATTATGGGTTGACTCTGCTGCTGTTGGGTATAAAACACTTTTCTCTAAGGACATAGAAAAATATGCAGAACAAATAGATTTTGATATACGAACTTCAAAATATTATAGGTTGTCTAAAGAAAGTGGAATGGATTTAACTGATTGGCGTGGCCCAATAACTAAGAAAGAAGAAGAGTTTCAAAGCTCATTGTTTTATAAGTTATCAAAATCCAATGTTCCTGTATTGAAACAAGTTGCCAGTTTAATTAAAAAAAGTGGCATAGCATTTACTACCGGTGCTAATAAACTTAGGATGGGTGTTTTTAGTGAGTGGGCATCAAAATGGGAAGGAAGAGGTCAAAGTAAAGAAGAATATAAACACTTGTCTAAATTTATAAACCATACAACAGGCCGTGCTGATTTAAAATGGTTTAAAGAATATGCTCCTATGTTAAATGCTGCATTCTTTTCACCTCAATTCAGGTCGTCAAGGTTTTTAATTCCAGTTGATTTAGCTGCGGAAGTTTATAGAAGTGGAAGAAATACTCAATGGACGGCAGCTTCTCAGATGATGTTCAGCACTGTAGCTGGATTCGTTGGTTCGGGATTATTGGCATTAGGATTATTTTCAATGATTCCTGGAGTAGATGTAGAAGATGACCCGCGTTCTGCCGATTTTGGCAAGATTCGTTATGGTGATATGAGAATAGATTTTTGGGCTGGTTATCTTCCTATTGTTAGACTTGCTGTTCAACTTATGACGGGGCAACGCAAGGTTACCGATACTGGAAAAATTCAAGATGTGGATGCTGGGGAAGTATTGTGGCGTTATTTTAGGTCAGGATTTTCACCACCTGTTTCTCTTACTACAAATCTTTTGACAGGTAAGAATTGGAGAGGTGAAGATATGGAATTAACTGCCGGTTCTGTTGCTGAAAGTATGAAAGATGTTTTTGCACCACTTGCTTTGCAGGATATGTATGAAGCATTTAAGAATCAGGGATTGATTGCTGGTACTGTTGCTATTCCACTTGCTTTTCACGGGGTTGGTATTCAGACTTATCCTATACCACCATCTAAACAATCTTATCTTACAAAAGATAAAATATCTCAAACAACCTTTGGTAAAAGGTGGGATGATTTAGGCCCATTTGCTCAAAAACTTCTTAGGGAAAACAGTCCTCAAATAGAGTTGGCTGAAATGAAAGCAAAAGCAGAGAGAGACCGTCCACCCTATCTTGAAAAAATGTTACAGGAACAATTTAAGGTTGGGGAAAGGTTACAAAAGAATCTGCCTAAAGATATAAGAAATGAATTAAAAAGGTTGATGGTTAAAACAGGTGGGCTTAGTCGTAGAATAGGCAGTAATTGGTGGCTCAATGATAAGAGATATAAGACTTATCAACAGGAAGTTTCCAAAGGATTAAATCGAGTTTTATCAAATATTATTCGTAATAAAAATTGGAAGGTCTTATCTGATGAGCAGAGACAGGCATTGTTGAACGAAGTGGTTGATATGGTCAAAAAGAGAGCAAGACAACAGGTAATTGAGACTGCACAATTAAGGGATATAATAGACACAAAGGAATTGTCGGGATGAACCAAGAAGAACATGATTTATTAATTCGTATAGACGAACGATTAGGTGTGGTAGAAAAGAACTTAACTAATCACTTGAAGAGCCACAATAAATTAGCCTGGGCATTATTAACTACTACGTTCTCATCTATTACTGCATTAGTTATCTCTCTTTTGTATCATTGAGGGCTTGCCCCATTTCTATGTCTTTCAATTTACCTTCATTCGTAAACATTTTTACTTACCACCTTTCTCCAGGGCTTCCCTCGCAAATCGTCTCGCTTCCATTATTTCATCGGAGCCACAAATCTTAATTAAGCCATCTTTCAGCCTCTCGTTTTCAGTTCGGAGATTCCACTCTCCATCCTCAGCTTCTTCCTTTAACCCTCGAAAATACTCTACATCGTTATTTAAGCTGCAAATATCACCCACATGAAGATTCATTGTTCTTAATAACTTATCCCGCTCGGCTTGGAGTTCTTTATTCTTTCGGAGGAGTATTTGCATTTCCGCAATTAAATTACTCATATTATTCTCCTTCCACTTCTGGTACAAACTCTATTTCCAAATCCACTTTACATTGAGCACATACTAATCCAGGTAAAACGCTTAGATTTGGAATATCTCCAAACAATTCTTTATATGTCCCTTCATTCTTTTTCCTGCATTCGGGGCAGGATATTCTTATTATTTCTTCATCCATCTTATTCTCCTTTCAGGGCTTTGCCATCTATTTCTGTTTTCAAAGGAATTACTTTGCATTGTGATTTGAAATGCCTTTGGTTATCTTCTGTGATTAACCATTCTCTACCTCCACTTCGCACGGAACGCTCTGACCATAATTTACGGCCACATTCGTTGCAGGTATAAACAGGGTGCATACTACATTCGGCTATTTTTGGTAGAGATAAGTGTTTGTGTTGAACCATTCTCATTCTCCTATTTTTTAAAATTGCTTTTATGGTAGTTTTCGCCTGGGGCACAAGGCATTATTTCGTGGTAAGGTGTACCATCAATAATTACAGCAGCAGAAAGAATGGGTCGTTCTTTAATATGTCTGCCATAGGCAAATTGCCAAGCATCAACATTAATACCACAACCAACATCTACACTAAAAATACGGCGTAAGGAATTAGCTCTCCATTTAACACCAGACCTTGTATGACAGTGGCCCATAACTGTAGACATCAGCATTTTTCCAGCAGCACCATAAGCCGGATGTACTCCACTTAGGCCTGTACCATGAAAATAATATACCTCATCAATGATATGCTCAAAGGCCCAATCCCATCCAGGAGTTTCCCATATTTCACCATAATCACGCAGAAATTTTGATGGTATATTAACTGATTGAGCTAATCTAATAACTCTTTCATCGTGATTGCCAATACATACTTTTGCTTTTGGAAATTCTTTATACCATTTTTGAATTTCTTGTTTTGCTAAATCATATTCATCATCCGGCCCAGGACACATGGGATTGTTAGCATGAAAACTAATAGCTTGAAAATCAGCTATGTCTCCAATGAAAAGCACAGTATCACAATTCCATTCTTCATACAGGTCTTTGCAAAATGATAAATATCCAGGGTGAACTACCGGACAATGCAAATCTCCAATTACTAAGACTTTCATTTTTTTCCTTCCAAGAGTTCTACTGTTTCGGGGTCAACTTCGACAAAGCCTTTTATGGCATACTTATTTGAATATTCAATCATGCACAATTCAGCGTCATCCAGAATGATATAATGCTCACCTTCAACCTGGCAGTAATAACCATAGGCCCACCTTTTTGTGCCTGTGGTCAATCCTCTATACTTAATCAGTTGCATCTTCTTCTCCTAAAATAACCAATGGACGCCATTGCCACATTACACATACAGGCCCGATATTAATTGAGAGTAGTGGGGCGTCAACTTCACCACCTAACAACCAACTTTTCACATTAAAAACAACAGCAAAATACTTACCAAAGATGTTTCCTTTTCGATATAAGTAAATCATTCTAACCACTCCTTGTCATACAGTTTATTTCAAAAAGTCATAGGTGGCACTATTATAGACATCTACGAATTTGCCAATTTTAAGTCCTTGCTATTACTATACTTACAAACGCTCCAAACCATAAACTGTATTACGCTCATCGATTTTGTAATCTGTATTTTTTCTGGTATTCTCGTTGAGTTTTCTTTCGTCTTTTATAATTGCACTTATCACAATATTTTTGGTGTGGTCTTAATCCAATACCACAATCAGGACAAGTTCTTTCCTGTTCTTTTTGAAGATGTTTATTTATCTTACAGTATTTTTCATAGAATGAATATAGCCTTTTACTTTGACCAATATCCATAGCTGTTGGTAATACTGCTTTTTCAAAATAATTACATCTTTCTCCCTGTTCTACCTTACAGGTTTTTTTAAATAAGCATCCACCATAGTAATGGTCATAGTTAGCACAGCTCGATTTTAAAAATATATTTAAACCAACTTGTTTATTCATTTTTTGATTTCCCTGAAATCACTATTTGATTTCCCTGAAATCACTATTTGATTTCCCTGAAATCACTATTTGATTTCCCTGAAATCACTTATCTAACTCCGAGACAGGGCCATTTTCCTCACGTTTCTTATCTTCATACTTATCCATTACACTACGCTTAAATTCATCAAGAGCATCAACAAGAATACTTTTTGCCTCACTTAAAGCAAAATAACACATATAATTACGATATGTTAAAACCCATAAATGAATAAGTTTTGTAACGGCATAAGTAACTTCCCCCTTTGATTTCAAAACATCAAAAAGAGATTTAACAAAAGGGTCAATCTTTTTTCTTCTTTCAAGTGCTATATATGGCATCATTCACCTCCATAGGATTTCCATCGAATAACCTGGTCTATTGTTTGTTCAATTTCTTTTATGCTTTTAGAACTTACATCACTAAAGTAATGTATGGGAAAATTATTTTCTTCTGCGTATTCAATTTCTATTTTCATTCCTCTTGATATAAAATCATCTTTAGCATACACCAATAGTAAATCTCGCTGAGAAAGAATACTACAATCTACACTGAGAATTTGTGTTTCATTTAAATATCCCTTTTGATAAGCTATTAAAACAAACTCATCATGTTCAGCAGGACAATAAAGTTCTATCTTGCCACCAAACTTCCGGCGTAATTTGTCTGCTACAAGCATAGCAAGATTGTTATTCCGGTTCATATCTATATCTGTAGCTTTTTCGCCACCCTTGCCCCTGATAGAATGAGCGGGTCAAAGATAGACCTTAACTGTACGTTGGTCTATCATGTGCATCACCTTACCTTTCTATGTATTTTTCCGTGGCATTTTTCACAAACCCAATCTACTTCAAAAGGTTTGCTGTAATCTGAATGATGTCCACAGACAAGACCCCTTTTATTACACATCTGACAATGTGTTGGTCTTATAATTTTACCTAATTTAATTGCATTACCAAACCTATATCTTGTTTTGTATTTATCAGAATTCATTAAATTATATTTCTTTGTTCTTTCACTTATATTATTTCTATTTTTCCAATAATATTTTTTTGTCGCTTTTCGATTTATTTCTCTGCCTTTTTCACTTCTTGCAAATTCCCTTGCTTTTAAATTTAGGTGTTCTAAATGATTCGTCCTGTATTCCTGCATTTTTTCTAAACGTTTCTCTCGATGTTTTTGATGGTATTTTGCATCAGCAATTTTTTTACATTCTTTACATTCATCTGATAACCCATCTTTTTTAGAACGATTTTTACCAAATTCTTTTATGTGTTTATTTTGTTTGCAAGCGTAGCACCACTTAATAGTATTACAAACTTTCATTATTGATTCTCTCCGTAATAAGAGCTTCAAGTAAAATATGATAATTAATTGTGTCTCGTGTTTTTTCCTGCCAAAAAGTTAAGGGCCTTACCACACCGTCATCAAGGTCATTGATAAAATCCTGAGTGGCGATGATATGTTTAGCTACCATTCCCCATAAGGCTTTCTCAGGAGTTTCTCCCTTCATATCTCCAGCCTTCTTAAAATTAGCAAGTTTGTCGCCGTCTCTTGCATATTCATCACTTTTACCAATCATTAACGCCAAACAAGACTTGGTTATACTTTGAGCGAGTTCATTAAATTTCTCTGTGTTCATTTTTCTTCTCCTTTTCGTAAGCAGCAGGACACCTTTTTAGAACTTTACGTTTACGATATAGATTTTGTTCTCTACATTCATCACCACATTTTTGTCCGGTACAAGCACAATAAATTTGTTCATCTTGAGATTTCAAGAAATCTATTTTCATTTTATCCCCACATACCATAGATTTTTAGGTAACGCTCATTGCGACCATACTGACGGGACGAGCCAACTGGATATTTCCTGTCCAACCCATCCCGCCGATGGTCTGTTAGTTAAACACTCTACCCTAAAAGATTAGGAAAGATTTTCTCGTACAGAGGTCTTAAAAGAACTCCAAGTACATGAGAAACTAACAATACTGCGATTGTTCCTACCATCTTTTTTCCTTTCTAATTTTAATAATTAATATATTTTCTCTAAAATCTCAAATAGATTTTCTTCTTTCTTTACTATAATTTCGTCAATAGTTCCCAATATTTTTTTGATTGGGTCGCTAGTAGTAGTAGGGGAAGATGTTTCTTCCAACCAATCTTGTTTGAGTCCATCTATCAAATACAAAACCCCACCCCTTATTTTCAATCCTGTTATTCCATTTTCATACTCAAAAACTGTGCCAGTAGTCAAATCTTTCCAGTCGATTTTTTCTGTTTTTTCTTCTTTCTTTACTGTGATTTTCATTTCTTCTCCTTTATTTTCTTAACAATTTTTTGGGTTGACGGTGATTGCTTAGAGTCTTGATTAACATTAAAACATCCTGCAATACTATGTTTATTAGTTGTTCTCATAACATCCTTAAAATTTTCCCCACCCCGCACAATTTCCTTGAGTGCTTTATTCTTTAAGAAAATTGTATAAACTGATATTCCCGCTGCTCCAACTAAACCAATAATAGATACAATGGTTGAATATTTTAACACTGCTAAATTCAAAGACAATGCTGTTAAACAAGCAACAGCAGCAGGTATTGCCCATTTACTTCCATTGATAAATGCAAATACACTTAACCCCACACCAATTATACACCACCAGGATAAACCGGTAAGCCCCCGTAACGAATTTTGTAGAACCCCTGAAATTGGTTCCTGTAGAACGTTTGTGGGGGCTTCCGGTTGAGGGGGGAGAGAAAATGACGTGCAGCCCGTACCAATTATAACCATAACTGTAAGAAAAACCATTAAAATTATTGCAACAAATACTCTAATTGCTGTTTTGTCATCCATTATTTAATTCCTTAACCAATTTCTTATATTTGTCTATTATTTCTTCAAGCTCATAAATCTTAAATTGTTTACAGGAATGGGCCAGATATTGAAGGTCGCTTAATTGTTTTTTAGTATAATGAGCATACATATATTCTGCAAAACCAGACTTACTTCCTTCAAGAAATCTATTACAATACCTACATTGGGGCCAAACATTGTTCTCATTATATCTTGTTGCTGCAAACCTGCGACTTAACCAATGACCTGCATCTACATTTTTCCAATGTTCCACCTTGCTGCAAGATACACAGCGAACATATCCATCTGGAGTTGCAGACTTTCTTCTGATATATTCTGAAAATATCTTATCAGCTTTTTTCTTTAATTTACTTACAGTTTTCTTAGCCATTCTTCCATTGTTCCTTTTATATTGGGGTCTTTTTGTCTCCACTCTCGTACATCCTTAAATTCTATGGGTGGATTAACAACAGCCGTAGAAGCAATATTGATGGAACAAAATAGTTTCCACGCCCCATCTTCTCCAACCCTGTCATTATCCCCAACTATTAAGGTTTTCTTAATAGTTGGATTATTTTCAATAAATTCTTCGATATATTTTGTTCCACCACTACAATTAGGACGACCAATAGCAAAGAATCCTAAATCTAAAAGAGTTGCACAATCACTGGCCCCCTCTACAATAATTAATTCTGGTTGAACACTATTGTGGGAATCATAAAATAATCCATTCTTTGAGCCACTAACAGCACACTTTCCTCCGTTAGGAAATCTTCGATGGATTCCAATTATTTCTCCCTTTTCGTCCCGCATAGGAATAGTATATGCCTTACCATCCCATCCCACATATAAATTGTCTAAGGTGGTAAGAGATACATTCCATTCTTTTGCCAACTCAACTAAAAAAGTATTTGCACTATCATAACCACAAGCATAATAATCATCAGCAAACTTAGTCCAATCAATAGGTGGATATTCTGGTGCTACATAAGGTTTAGATACATATTTCTCATCAAGAATGTGTAACCAACCTCCACCAAAAGGCTCTCCTATTAATTTGATTGCTCCATTTTTAACACGAGAACATAGTGCGGCTTTGCCATCACCTGTTATCAAGCAACCATCAGTTCGACCACATATATAGCAAGGATTATTTTTATTGACACGCAGCATAAGCATCATTTCCTTTGAAAGTTAATTCAATTTTTTTCACTAAAATTCCCGCCAATTGATAGGGACAAACTGCATAGATTCACTTATCCAAACAGCCTTAGTCACACCCGTAGGCCCTTGTCTATTTTTTCCAATGATAAAATGAGATTCACCATCATCCCCCTCTCCAAAATTTCCTCCTTCCTGTTGTTTATAATAATTTGGTCTATGAATTAGAATAACTGCATCGGCATTTTGTTCTATTCCACCCGAAGAACGCAAATCACATAGCCGAGGGATATGATTTTCACGCTGGTCAGGCTGTCTATTTAATTGAGATAGAAGAACTACGGGTATATGATACATTTTGGCGATGGACTTTAACTCCTTAGTTATATTATCTAAATCCTGCGTAAGATTTCCTGTTGGTTTAGTTGGACTCATTAACTGGAGATAATCAATCATAATACAGCCTGATTTTTCTCCAAACTCAGTTAGTTTTTTATTAATAAAAGACGGTGAAAGATAAGATGAGTCATCTACGAATATCTTTCTGTTATCTAATATCTCCTTTGCTTTTGTTATCTTTTCCTTATCTTGATTAGAACAATATCCAAGTTTTATATTATGATAATTTACTTTAGCAAGATTAACTAACATTCTCTCTACTATAATCTTAAAACTCATTTCCAAACTGAACAAAACTACATTTTTTTCTTTGCTAATTTCAAGGGCTGCTCCTATCATCCAGCTTGATTTTCCCATAGATGAGCGACCAGCTACCACAATTAGTTCATCATTTTGTAACCCACACAGTTTTTCATCCAATGATGGCAAATTTGTTGATAGTCCCATTGAATTTACTGAGATATTTTCAGCAATATCATTTAATCTGGTTTTTATATCAGTAATAGATTCCACTGTGTCATTCCAAAGAAATATTTAACTTGGTTTATTATCCTCATAACGCTGTCTAAACGTAGTTTTTGGTTTTAGGGGCTGGTCTTTTGCAACCCATAGTTGGAAACTTGATTTCCAATTAGAAATTGGGTAAAGACGGTTTCCAATTCTTGTTTTCCAACCCAGAGTTTCTTTTTGTAAGAACCATTTTTCCACATCAAGAGTAACACCAATAGATTTGGCATAGTCTTTAACTTGTTGTAATGTAGGTTTTTTCATTTTTTGTTACCTGTTAAATGTAGGTTTTTTCATTTTTTGTTACCAATTAAAAACCTAAAATGTAGGTTTACACATCTTTAATACGTCCACTTTCGCCTAATTGAAATCCGAGTGAAGGGGCGACATAACCATGTCGATGAATTTTCCTCACCCGCTGTGATTTCCAACAAAAGTCCACTTTCTAAACGTTTACCTTTTGAATCACAGGCTATTAAATCTACACTATTACCAAATTCATCTTCTATAAGCCTAAGATAAACCTCAGCTTCTTCTTTAACTGGTTTTGTAAATACTTTAAGTTTCATTTTATTCTCCTAAATTATTTTATTTTCCTTAAAATGGGGCTTCCGGTTCGGACTTTTCTTTTGGCTTATTCTCAAAAACACTAAATATACCATCAAGCCAACTTAATTTCAAAGTAATTTTACCGCCATCTTTGACAAACAAAACGCCAATTTTATTCCAATTAACCTTGCCCTTGTATTCGTCTCTTTTACACACATTATAGGACTTCATTCTGTTTTCCTTTCTTAATCATTAAACACATTGCCAACTTTTTTGTAACCATTATTGGCAAAACTCTTCTGGTTATTACAAACCAGGTCTCCTTCAAAATCATAAGCTGCTACATTCTTTCCTTTTCCAAAAATTATTCTTTTCATACCCCCATAATCGACTATATCTCCGTGTTTGAATTGATACTCTCCAAATTCTTTCCTTAAATTCTCAGCAGTTTCATCACTGATGTCAATTTTCTTGTCATCCAAATAAATGTAGTTTTTACTCATTTTTTCTCCTTCCAAACCTTTACTTTTGTTTCTACTTGAATTACTTCATAACATTCAACTTCTGCACCAGCATATTCATAAGCATGTTCACCTTGAGATTCTGTTGCTCCTACTTCAATTATTTCAGCTCGAGATTCTGTTGCTCCTACAGAATAGTAGGATTGATAATATTTATCCTCAAATTTAAATATTATTGTGTGAGATGCTGACCATATAAGATGGTCTATTATTCTATCTTCAATTATTTCAACTCCATCAGCTTCATCATAAACAACGTCTTGTAAAAACTCTCTCTTAAACTTTATTTTGTTTTTCCTTCCACGATTTATCAGGTTCAGGTGTTATTACACCACACTTAGCAGCAGATACTCTACACATATCAATATAGTCTGAAAGTTCTGCTCTATTCAAATCAGTCTTGTTCTTTACATATTCTCTATTAGTATCAGGATTTATTGTTAAGTGCTTTTTCTTTAACACACCATCCAGTTCCTCTATTGAATAACCAACCGATGCTGCCAATGGCTGATAAACACAAGCAAAAAGATAAGAAAGCTGATTGTTAGTGATATTATTAGACTTCTTAGAAATAGTAATCTGTATTTCCCTGCCCTCAAACTGTTGTATATATCCATTAAATATGCTCCTGCGATTAAATACAACCTTACCATCCTTAACCGTACCTAAAAATTTTGGATGATACATTCTCCTCATTCTCCTCGGATATATTTGACTATGACCTCGCTGAACTTTTGTACGTTTTCCCATTTAATCAGGTCTGGATTATTTTCTAACTCAGCCCTTGTAGTCAACAACTCTACTGCATTTTTAAGTCCGGATTGGCGGGCAGACATATGGTCTTTTTTACGAAAAGCTGCTATCTCTTCTGCTGTATAATTACTCATTTATAAATCCCCTTTCAAAATCTTCATAATCAAATTCACCAAAATATCCATGACTACAAAATTCACAGGTATATTCTTCACCATCTAATAGTGGAATATCTATGTCATACCAAATTAAACATGTTGAACATTGAACACTGTATTTTTTATACATAAGGACATACCTTTCGACAAACACAGTAAGACTCACATTTTACATTAGAACCCTTATGTTCTTCAATGGAATAACCGGTTTTTAATTTTCCCTCTGTGAGCAATCCCTTTTCCGCAGCATAAAACTTTATATGTTCTTCACTATCTTCATTTTTAACAGATGTTTTGCGTCCTTCCTTTTTTAACTTCCACACACTTTTTCTTGTCCATTTCTCTTCAGGAGTACATTCTGTTGCAGGGGCAAGATGTAATCTAATTCTCTCCTTAATATATTTTTCTTGTTTTTCAAAACCCCAATTAGGAATTGAGAATCTCATAAAACTTGTTTTTGGATAATCCCAATCAACAGTTTTGCTCTTCATCCAGTCTCTTAAAATTGCTTCAATGTATAATTGTTTTGGTTGACAAATATCAGGCAAGTTTTCTTTTTGAATATGTTTAGTAACAAGCCAAGCATAAACATTAAGTTGTGCTTCCCACTCAGGTTTGTCCCCCAACAGAAAAGAATAGACGGAAGTAAATTTGAAATCCTCCAATGTTCCTGTTGTAGTATCATATCTATCAAGTCTACCACTTAAAGTAATTCCATCAATAACATGCTCCAAGTGTTTTTCTGCCCAAACATGTTCAGAAAGGCCATTAAATATACTAAGAACTTTTTCCCCAATTTCAGTTAATTCTAAGGAACTGTTTACAATGGATTTAATTTTGGAATAGACATCAGGTTCAAAAACTCTGTGTCCCATTTTTCCCAGCAAACTCCACAATCTATCTGAAGCATCTTCTTCTAACTCATTCCAATGCTTTAACATCAACTGCCGTTGCAGAGGTGCATTTATTAAATGAGTTATCCAAATTTTATCGGGTTTGGGGCTGTAGGTATCACTCAAAACACCATACACACTTTGTGGAAGATTGTAATTGTTAGTAATTTTCATTTTCTGCTTCTTCTCCAATATTTTATCAATAACTATTTTAATTGTTTGTTCTTTCCTTCATAAGCAACATTGGGTGTGTTATAAAACTTCATTACAAGAGCTATGGCCTTTTTCAACTGTCTGTTACCCTCTTCAAATTCTTTTAATGCTTTTGTTAGTTGGTTATTTTTCAAAGCCAATTCCTCGTAACTTGGCAAATCCCCGTTCATATCGATGCCCTCTCTATAAATTATACGACATTTTCTACCAAAGTGCAAGTAAAATTTCGGAAAAATCCGAAAAAATCACGCTTTCTTCTTCTGGTTATAGTGGTTATATCCTTAATCCTGATTATTCCTATTATATCACTTGCTTTTATTCACTTGAGATACTTAATTCTGAAGCCAATAAGTTTAATTGTATATCATAATCAATAGGCATATTTCGTAGGTATTTTGTAAACTGTGTTATCATAAATCCTGCTGCGATATTTGCACAATAGATAGTAGTTTTTGCAGTACAAGCACCCACAAATGCCTCTTCAGAACTAAATAATGTAGTTGGGTAATGTTTTTTAGATTCATAGTCATAAGCTGTTATAATCCTTACTGATTCTGCTGTCATTCTACCATCAACAATAAAATCTGTTTTGTTTTCTAATGCTTTCCAGATAAAACCTCTTGTTTTGATTTTGTCCACACATACAAAAACTGCTTTCCCAATATCAGGTGTGTTTTTGCAAAATCGACCGTTCACCAACCCAATACTTATGCCGCTGTTGATGTTTTGACAGAGTTTATTGGTAGCCACAGTTTTTAGTTCATTTAGATTTTCTTCAAGATAGCCTTGACTTGCTAAATTACTTTCCTCTACAATATCAAAATCAATAAGTTGCAAGGAAACGCCCATCGCTGCTAATTGTAAAGCAACCTGTCTGCCAATAGCACCTATACCAATGACAGTAACTTTGTTAATTTTCTCAAGAGGTACAATATCTTCTTGCCTGCTATATCTTTCACTCATACTATTCCCCTATCCACTATATCCATAATTATTATAGTCCTGTTCTCCTTCATCTGATGAAAGATACTCATCATCCCTTTTTGCTTCACCCGATGAAAGATAGTCATCAAACTCTTCATCCGTCATTAGTGCTATGTCAGGTTGATAATATTCATCAAATTGATGATGTTCATTAAGAGGAACATACCGTTTTATTACCCCACCCCCCCTCTCGTCTGATACAGTGTATTTCTTAGACAGTATTTTCTCTTCTTCAACATTAGTTTCATAATCTAAATCCCAAAGTTTGTGATTGCTTTTCTCAAAATCACGGCTATAATCTACTTTCATTGATATTGGTGTATTTCCACTAATACCCGCGTTAAACATCAAGTTAGTAAAAACTTTATTATCCTGTGCCAAAATAAACATTATAGCCCATTGACATTTTCCAAAAACCCTCTGAAAAGTATCTTTATCGACCGAACTTGGCAAGGGTGAGTCTCCTGGATGTGTGTGTAGCCAAATCCTCGCAAACTGTTCAGGTTTTCTGCTTAAATCAACCTGTTTATCGAAGAAATCAGCTACTGATTCGTCATCAAACTTTACTGTTGCAAGGCTAACCCTTTGTTTGATTATTACAAAATCGGTGATGTAAAGCAAGTCATCAGGACTTGTAATACCAAACCCACTCACTTCATTTTTAGATTTATCCCTGTAATATATTAACTTTGCCCAAGCTGTCGGATTAAACCTCAGTACTGGGTTTTTCATTTTCTTCCTCCTTTTCAGCACATTCTTCACATAGTTCATCCTCGTTTATACAACCAGGACAGAAAAACTGACCACAACCTTCACATCTTGTTAAACAACTTTTACAATACACACCCCCACAACATTCACATACAAAACTACAGTCATCACAAATATCATTACCACAATTACTACATGTAGTTGAGCAACTACTACAAATATGTCTACCACAAATAGAGCAGAGGTTTATACACTCATCACAATACGAACCACCACAAATAGAGCACACAACCACACATTGGTCGCAGAATCGTTCTTCACAGCCCTCACAAATATAAATATCTTCACTATTAGTACTTTCTCCACAATTACAACATTCTATACCAAACCAATCCTCTAATGATATATAAGGACTTTCTGGATTATATGTTTCTAAAATGCTTTTGATTATCAAAAAGAAGTCGGCAATTCTGCCATTTTTTAATGCACTGCCTATGGGTACGGTTCCATTTCCTTCACAAAGATGTCCATTTCTTATGTGTGGATGTGTAACACCTTCATCCCCATGAGCAGGGTTTGGATTAACAGCTTCAATATAATATAGGTGGTCTGTATTATGTAAGTCTATAACTATCTTAAATTCTCCGAGCGGTATATCTTCAAGAGTTATCGCTTCAGTTATTACAGATAATTTATTGTCTATGAAAGTTACTTGTCCGAACTCTTTTTCTAACTGTTTTAATTCATCAATTAAATCATATATGTCTGGAATATACGATTTTTTATGGTTTATTACTTCTCTTTTCGTATAACAATGTAACACATCTATGGCTCTCATCATTTGAGCCAATTTTATCTGTTTAGCAAATATCAAATCATGTTCTTCGGCTTTAAGATACGTTACAATACACCCATTAAAATACTCACTTGTATTTTTGAGATATTGTGCAACGGGGCGAAAGTCAATATCATTTATTTTTGCTTTGTTTTGGTACGCTTCTCTTAATTTTAGTGCTATTTTTATCATTTTCTAATCCCCAAAATATATGCACTCCTGCTCACTTTCAAAG